CTTGTTTAATAAGATTTTGTGAAGTTAAAATATCTTCTTCCTTTGCGGTCATGTATTTTATTTCTACTTTACCCTCGGATAATGGATGACCATCCATATAAAAATATCCTTTTGACGGAAGTTCTACTACTTCCGTTGGGAATTTATATTCAGCCATAAATGACTCCTATTGTGTATGTTTATATATATAACTTATTGTGTTATAAAACTAATTTATTTTTTACCGAACTTTTCAGCTGCGGTAACTCCAAGTCCAACTACTGAGATATACATAAAACACTCTAGTATTTTATCTTTTACCTCAAATGCAGAAAAGGTGTCAGCACCCCAACTACAAATCAACATAAAGAAAGCTGCAAACCCAACTGTTCTCTTTGATGATATTTTAGCATCACTTGATAACATTTCTGTTAAGAAACTCATATTTACTCCTTAGAATTGTAGGATAGCGTAATCGTATTGTAGTGTTAAAGTAATCATTGCTGGATCGTTTGATGAATAATCCATATCACCAAAATCAGCAGTTTTAATAAAAGCACCTTTCAGTACCCATTCTTCAACAACATCACCTACCGGCCCTAACATATTGAAAGTAACATCTTTTTTATAGAAATCGGAATATCCATCACGACCTGTTACGGATTCGTGACCTAACCTAACCCATTCCATAACTGCTTGTGCAGCTGATGGTACAACTGGGTCGTATAATGTTATATCTATGGTCTGCCACTCACCTTTACCTTTGACATATCTTTTTACATTGATATGGTCAAGAGTAATAGATTCAAACTGAATTGATGGTCTTTTGGCAGTTTTAATTAAATACGCTGGAACACCTTCAATATACATGATGAACCGATTTTTAGTTTTCGGTTCAAATGGTGTGAACATAATTTCTGAAGGATCTAATGTAGCCATTCTTTATTCTCCTGTAAAAGTCCGTTATTTCTACTCATAAATAAATATCATCTAAATAAATTTTTGATAATTTATAAAAAGAAAAACCCCTCGGTGTGAGGGGCTTTTCGGTATAAGATAGTGTATAAGTTAAACTTACTCAGGAAATGTAGCTCCTGTTGGTTGAACAACAAAGTCCAATACAATGAACTCTGCAGTTCTTGTAGGTTGTACAAATATTTGACCAACCAATTGATTTCTATCTACTACATCAGGTGTATTGTTAGAATCATCCATTACTACTCTGAAAGCACTTAATCCACTATTGGATTGTACTTGTTCGAGATAAGGATTAACAATGTTTAAGAAACGATTTCTCAACGCTTGAGTATTTTGTTCAAATACTAAAAACCTTGATGCACTTGCAATGAATTTCCTTACTGTAATTAACAATCTACGAACATTCACTCTATCAAGTGCTGATGGTTTGGATTGTAATGTTTTTTGACCAAACACCACAACACCTTGACCTGGAAATGAAGCTATTGGATTAACTCTACCTTCATAAAGTTCATCTCTTTCAGCATGAGTCAATCTTGTTTTTGCCTCAAGTACAGTTGTCAATCCACCTCTGTTTAAACCTGCTGGTGCAAACCATTCATGAGCTACCCTATCAGTATGTGATATCACACCAGGTAATACCACCGTTGGTGGCACCCATACTGGTCTGTTAGTATCTCTATTTACTATTTTAACCCACGGATAGTAAGTAGCAACATAATTAGTATCTAAAGCACTCACAGTATCAACTACTGTTTGTACAGAATCAGTATAAGCTGCTGAGTCCATAATATAAAGTGCATCTGCACGAGATTCAACTTTAGATATAGCATGATTTGTTACACTTGGATGTAATCTATGAATAACACCAGGTGTTACCAATAAGTTAATATCAAACTCATCTGGATTACCTATAGCGTTGATTGCTCTTTTGTATGCAAGAGTACCTTCAGCTGTAAGACTTGAACAATCAAATCCTTGTGTGTTAGCAGCTGTAATTTCAGTTCCTACAAGTGAGGCTGTTGCTGGATTACGTCCATCAAAACCCCATTGGAAAGGAACAGCAAATTTCAACTGACCAGTAGCTGAACCACTAAGCGATAGTGGAACATCTGTACCAGAATATTTTGAACCCAACTCGGATGCATCATTGTTTCCTGTCATATCTTCAAGAGACATAGTTACATTATTACCAGTTCCAGTACTTAGTGGAATTGGCCCAAGATATTGTTCATTGTCATCTCTTACTCTATCAGTTATAAAATCAAAACCATATAAAACAGATGCGTCAAATGTATTATTACTATTAACCTGACTTGTTTTAAATGAAGCTGTTGGAACAGTTGTAGTTCCCAAAGCTGTTTGATTTACTGCTGCATGCCCCATAGGTACGACTGTTTTTGGAAACTGATTCAAAGCAGATGTGGTTTTTGTATAATCAGCAACTCTAATATGTTTACTTAAATTAGGATAATCACCATAATGAGTTAATTTACCATTAGAATCAATCTCTACAAATCTGTCACCAATTCTTTTTGCAAAGTAATTTGGATTATCAGGATCGAATGACAATGCGTCAAATTGTTCTAATATGTTATCATCATCAGTTCCACCTGGATTATGTGTTCTTACTTGTATTGAAAATGTACCATAATCTGAACCAGCTACATCATCAGCTCTTTTAACATTTAATATTGCAATTTTCATCTTGTCATTTATATCACTACCATGTGAACGTGAATATACTCTAAAAAGATTATATCTCGTACCATTGGACAACTGTGATTGTATGTAAGGTGTTCTTGCACTATTGTAATCAGTATTACCAGTAAATGAACTTTCATTACCTAGAGCGTCAATAGAAGTTGCACCACCAGTAAAATTCAATCCATTTTGATTTACCACTGCTGAAGCTGATGCATAAACTGCATGTGCTCCACCAGTATGTAACTGATTTATAGCATGAGCGGCTGTTTTAAATATTTTATAAACATATACTGATGAATCTGAATTACCACTTTTTTGACTTTGAGGATCTTCACTTAATACTTCAGTAACAAAATCTGCACTACTTGTATTGAATGATAAATTATATGTTTCAGCGGTAACATTTGAACCACTAACTGTTAATACAAAACTATTCCAAGTACCACCAGTTGTGACTGCAGTTGATGTTAAATCTCCTACACCACTAGAACCACGTGATGGTGCCAATACTGCTAACGAGTGTGTTGCACCACCAGCAATAGCAACGAGTTGTGCTGTGTCTGCTTGATACCCAGATAGACCAAGTATTCTAACAATAGTTACAACTCCTGCACTTCTTAAATACTGTTCTACGGTGTAAGGTGTGTAAAATCTATCATCAACTCCACCAAACATTTCTTCAAATTCTTGAAATGATGTGATTTGAGTTGGTGTGAATGCTGGGCCTTTCTTTGTAGGGCCTATTATAGCAGCACCAATTTCACCAATTGCTTGTGGTAAAAATGATAAATCTCTCTCACGGGTAAATACACCTGGCGAAACTATTCTTTCTGCCATTTTATTTCTCCCAATTAATTATTATGTACATAAATCTTAGAACAACCTATAGTTATTCTTTTATAAGTATAATGTAACTTCCCCAAAATGTATTATTTAGAGGTTTTTTTTAATTAAACTTCAGGAGATTCTTCAACTGGTGCTGGTGTAAATACTCCTGTTTCTGGATTTAATGAACCAGGCCCGTATTTTTCATTTAGTTTTTCAACTAAATCACGTTCTTCTTGTTGAACACCTTCATATTCTTGTTCAACTTCAGTTGTACGTGCTTCTAAAGCATCACTTTGTTGGTCTAGTAGAATTCTTTGTACTGCTAATTGACCTAAAAGTGTTTGTTTTTCTTGATATCCTGTTTGTAGAGATTGTAAACCTTGAAGTTCCTCTTCTGTAAACTTCATTTCATCACTTGTTTCTACAACTTTTGTATCTTCAGCCATAACTTTTTCTCCTATGTTAATATGGTTATTATAAGTATCAAGTACTTTATGTAAATTAAATTTTTTTTATTTTTATATTAATAAAACTTCTTATGATATAAATATCAACCTTTTTTTAATTCTTCAATTTCTTTTTGTTGAGATTCTACCTTTTCACTTAATTCTTGTATTGCTTTTATCAACGGTGTAATAAATTCTGTTTCACCTAATTCTTGCATCCCATCTGAATTTTCTTTCCATACAGGAAACTCAGAGTGTCCTACTGAATTCATAGCTTCTTTAACTTCTTGTGCTACAAACCCATAATGTTTTCTGTTTGGATTTTTTCTTTCTGTTACTTTAGCATCATGTCCATCAAACTCTGTTGGGTATTCACTTGGAGCCTTTTTCTTAAATGTTCTTGTTTTTAGTTTGTTAATAAACTCTAAACCTAAAGTGTTATCCTTAATGTCTTTTTTAATTCTTTTATCAGAAGAGTGTGTCCAAGTAGCATTTTCACCAAAGTCATTTGTAATATGGTCTGTATCAACACCTATCCGAATAGTTTCAGTTCCAGCTCCAGTAACTGCATCTACACCAGCATTAATAACCATTTCGTCACTTACACTTGTAGAAGATGGTTGTGCTCCTGTGCCTATCATTATATTTCCGGTACCTGTAGCGTGATTTCCACCACTCTGATAGCCAATACAAATATTATGGATACCTGTGGTTATATCATCGCCTGCTTGGTGTCCTACTGCAACATTACCATTACCCTCGGTTAATGCAGATAAACTGCTATACCCGATTGATACATTGTAATTGGCATCATTCATAACTGCATCCATAGCAAAAACACCGATTGCGATATTACTATCTGATGTAGCATCTGCCCAGTCACCACCCATCGCATCTCTACCAATAGCAATATTATAATTAGAACCATCAGCATTACTACCACCAGTTTGGCCCATAGCACCAGTACCAATTGCCATATTTGATCCACCATCAACATGCTGTGCTAAAGCATTATAGCCAATCGCCATATTCTGATTTCCTGTCGTTAAAGCCGCTCCCGCATTATAACCAATTGCAAGTGCTTCGGTACCAGTTGTGAGAGCTGCTCCAGCTCCATATCCCACAAGAACTGTTCCATCAGCTGCAGCAGTCATTGCTCCCATACCAGCTTGAGAACCTACGACAACTGTTTGGTCTACTAAACTTGAACCACCAAGAGCATCTGTTCCGATTGCTGTATTATGGGTTTCATCAACAAGTGCATCACCGGCATCTCGGCCGATTAAGACATTAAAATTTCCTGTT